TCGACGAGGGCGCGATCGACCAGCTGCGGACGATGTTCCGCGAGATGTACGGCGGGGCCAACCGCGGAGCCCCGGCCGTGATGACGAAGAAGATGACGCTGACGCCCATGCAATCCAACAGCATGGAACAGAGCCAGTACCAGCAGCTCCGGGACGCGATCCTCCCCGACATCTGCCGCCACTGGGGCGTTCCAAGTACGCTCCTGGGGGACGCCAAGATGGCGAGATACAGCAACCCGGAGCAGGAGCATCTCTCCGCCCAGGTCTGGTGCATGCTGCCCTGGCAGAAGCGGATGGAGGGGCCGTTCGACATGGCGCTCCAGCCGGTCTACGGCGACGACGTCTACGTCAGGCTCGACAACCGCGGGCTGTTGCGGGGCGACTCCGCGAGCCGCGCGGCGCTGTACCAGTCGATGTTCAACATGGGGGCGATCACCCCGAATGAGATCCGCGACTTCGAGGACCTCGAGGTCCTCGACGACCAGGCCGCGAACGAGACCTTCATGCAACTGGGCTTCTCCACGCTGGGCAACGCCGCGGCCGTGGCGGCCGCCCCCGAAGGAGAGGGTGTTACGGATCCTCCGCCGGAAGAAGTTTCGGCAGAGGATTCTGCCGCCGACGAGCCCGAGCCCGCCCGGGGGCCGGGGGCCGGTGTGCCGGAGGCAGGCGGCTTCCGCGAGGGCCAGTACGTCTACTGGGCCGGCGGGGAGGGCACGATCGAACACCTGATGATCGACGGGGTCCTGGGGGTCGAGGGTTCGCCGTTCGCGATCGCCGCGACGGAGGCCGAGCCGGCCGCCAGCGTCCGCGTCTACCAGGACGGCCAGCCGACCGAGTTCACGGTCGGGAAGCGGGTGGCGGAGCTGTCGGCCGAGCCGCTGGACCAGGAGGAAGACGCATGACCGCCGAGATCGAGCGCCGCTATCTGCCGACGACCGACTACCCCGACGCGATCCGGGTCGAGACCCGCGACGGCGAGCCGCCGGTGATCACCGGGATCTCGCCCCCATGGGATTCGCTGTCCGTGGATCTCGGCGGCTTCCGGGAGAAGTTCGCCCCGACCGCCTTCGACGGCCTGGTCGACCGCAAGGCGAACGATCCGCGCGGCAAGATCGACGTCCCGTTCCTGACCGACCACCTGTCCCACCTGATCACGGGCCGGACCTCGAACGGCCGCCTGGAAATCCGGAAGGCGCTCAAGGGCCTCGAATACGTTCACCGGCCGATCCAGACGACCCACGGCCGGGATCTGGCGATGCTGGTCGAGGACCGCACGATCACCGGCTCGTCGTTCGCGTTCACCGCCGCCCCCGACGGGGAGGCCTGGACGGAGGACGAGAAGGGGAACGTGACGCGGACGGTGTTCCGGGCCTCCGGCCTCTACGACATCTCCGCCGTGACCTACCCGGCCTACCCCCAGAGTTCGATCGGCACGCGGTCGCTCCCGCTCTGGAAGAACGCCCGCGGCATCGTGGCCGCCCGGGCCGAGCCGAAGCCGCTCACGATCTCGATCGACTACGACCGCACGTTCACCGCCGCGCCCGGCCTGTGGCGGTCCTTCATCGTGGACGCCACGGGGCGCGGCAATCGCGTGGTGTGCATCTCGCGCCGCGAGGACAACGAAGCCAACCGCGACGAGCTGCGGCTGGCCTTCGGCGACCTCGACCTGGCCGGGCTGCTGCTCTGCGGCACCGGCACCCAGAAGCGGGCCGCCGCCGCGGCCGCCGGCCTCGAGGTGGACGTGTGGATCGACGACTACCCCGAAGGGATCCCGGACGCCGCGCCGGTCCCGCGGGGGACGCCACCGGTCAAGGTCTCGACCCTGGCCGGGGCCCGGGCCGCCGCAGCGGCCGCCGCCGCCCGGATGCGAATCGCCACCGGCTGAAAGGAAACCCACCCATGATTTCTTCCGCCTCCGTGGCCGTGGCCACGAACCTCGACGCCGGCCTCCTGAACAAGATCCAGGCCTTCGTCCAGACCGCCAAGGCATCCGCCGCCGACGGCCTGACCTGGGTCGAGTTCGGCGACCTGATGCTGGCCCTGCTCCGGCTGGTCGTGACCGCCCTCGACACCGTGGGCGCGATGACCGGCGCGGAGAAGAAGGCGCTGGCCCTGGAGGCCGTGGCCAGCCTGTTTGACGCGGTGGCCGACAAGGCCGTCCCCGCGGCCGTCTACCCGCTCTGGCTTCTCGTTCGGTCTCCGGTGCGGTCGCTCGTCTTGGCGATCGCGTCCGGGGCGATCGAGCAGCTGCTGCCACTCGTGAGGGCCTGATCATGGATCTCTTCGTCCTGCTGCTGATCGCGGGGGCTGCGTACCTGTTCGCCGGCGACCGGATCACCAGCCTGGCGGCCTGGCTGGCCGCGAGGGCCCCGATGATCGAGCGGAAGCACCTGGCCGGGGCGGCGCTCCTGGCCGCGGCCGCCGTGATGTGGGCCCGATCGGGGCCGACGGCTCCGACGCCGGCGCCGCCCGCCCCCGACGCCCCGATCGACCTCCGCGGGATGTTCGTCGGCCCCGACGCTGCCGCCGATGCCGCGGCGGTCTCGGCCCACTTCGCCGAGCTGGCCGACGAGCTCGAGCACGACGGGATGTCGGACGAGCCGCTGGTGAAAAGCGGCGTGGCCTGGGACGAGCTGCGGACCCGGGCGAAGGTGATGCGGTGGAAGGGTGTCTCGCTGGGCGAGAAATACCCCCGGGCCCGCGAGTCGATCCGCGAGTACCTCGACCGCACGGCCGGCACGAGCGGCGCGCCGATGTCGCCCGCCCAGCGGTCCGCCTGGATTGCCGCCTACCGTGAGATCGCGAGGGCCGCCGATGTCTCGCGCTGAGTTTCGCCACCTTCGGCTTGTTGCGTTCGTCCTGCTCCTGGGGGTGGCCGCCGCCTTTGTGATCGGCGGCCTTCGCGGCCAGCCGGCCTGGTTCGGGATGGCCGGCGAAAGCGACTACGGCTACCACCCGGATCCCGACGGCGTGGCCGCCTTCCTCCGCGAGCTGCCGGAGCCGATGTTCCGCCAGGCCGGGGCCGAGACGATCCGGGAGGCGAGGGGGGTCGACACCTTCCTGTACCGCGCCGCCTACAAGGCCCACGCCGCCCTCTACGGCCGGCCGTGGGTCGTCGAGCGGCAGGGAATCGGCGACTGCGTTTCCTGGGGCTGGGCCCACGGGGTCTGGATGGCGCAGTGTGTGGACTGGGAGACGGGCCGGCTTGCGAACCCGCCGCCGTTCCCCTCGACCGAAGCGATCTACGGCGGGAGCCGCGTCGAGGCCCGCGGCCGGCCTGGCGACGGCCGTAACCCCGTCGGCGGCTGGAGCGACGGCAGCTACGGCGCGGCCGCGGCCCGATGGGTGCGCGACTGGGGGATCGTCTACCGCGATGAGGTTGGCGGCCACGATCTCCGCGTCTACTCCGCCGACCGGGCGAAGAAGTGGGGAGCCTACGGCAACGGAGGCCAGGGCGACGGCGGCAAGCTCGATGCGATCGCGAAGCGGCACCCGGCCCAGCATGTCGCGATGGTCAAGACGTTCGCGGAGGCGGCCGCCGCGATCGAGGCGGGCTTCCCGATCCCGGTCTGTTCGCTGGTCGGCTTCGAGTCTGTCCGGGACCCGCAGGGCTACACGCGCCCGTCTGGGCAGTGGGCTCATTGCATGTGCTTCGTGGCGGTCCGCTACGCCAAGAACGGCTCGCCGGAAGACGCTCTGTTGTGCCTCAACTCCTGGGGCCCGCGGTGGATCTCCGGGCCGAAGTGGCCGGCCGACATGCCGGAGGGATCGTTCTGGGTGCGTCGGTCCACCGTGGACCGGATGCTCGGCAGCCAGCCCGACTCCTTCGCGGTCGGCTCGGTGGCTGGCTTCGGCTGGCGCGACCTGAACAACGATGTTCTCGCCCCGCCCCCGCCCGACGACGGCCCGGTGCTGATTCCCGGCCTGGACCTTGCGCTGTAGAGGAAAACATGAAGCTTGATCGCAACACGCTCCTGATCCTGGTGATCGTTTTTGCCGCCGGCTGGTGGACCACTTCGCCGCCCGCCCCCGGCCCCGAGCCACGGAGCCGGCCCGTCCTTCGCTGGATCGCGAAGGCCGCGAAGAACCTCCTGTGGGTCGCGGTGTTCGTCGAGCCGGCCCCGCCGGAGCCGGCGGCCGCGGTGGTGAAGTCGCGGGTCGATCGGGACGGATTCCAGATCCTCGAAAACGGGAACACCCTATGAGCCTCTGGCGCTGGCTGATCTCGCTCCTGGTCTGGCTGTCGGCCGAGCCCGACGCTATGGACCTCGAGCACGCGAAAGCCGCGGCCGCCGTGTCGGCCGCCCGGGCCTCGATGGTCACGGCGGCGCCTGCGCCCCCGGCCCCGGCTCCGACCGAGTGCGACTGCGGCCAGACCTGCGTCAACGGAGTCTGGAAGCCGGACGGCCGCGTCGAGCAGATCTGCCGCTGTGGCTGCGAACGATGCAAGCGGCAGCGGCAACATGGCCGGGTGCCGGGCTCGTGCCCGGACGGAAAATGTCGGCCCTGATTTGCTTCAAGGGTTCGGGCGGTCGTCTTTATCGTGCGAGAGGTTTCGGACAACTACCAACGCTCACAGGAGGGCATGATGCCCAGCCCCAAGCTCGCCCGGCTTCAGGATGAAGCATCCA